TCTCCGTTCCACGGAAACTCGACGCCGAGACGGTCGAACGAAACGCGGCGACAGAGCCTAACAAAGCGATGCACGCAAAGCCCTATGCTGCTCGCGGATTGATCGGGAAGGTTATTTTTCATCGTGGGTCAGATAGATCGGTCTCGGTGAGCTTCGACGTTAGGCTCACGGAAGTAAGCATCTACAGCTTCCAGACCAGCAACCACTGCCTGGTGATCCATTCCTATCCTAGCCGAGTGTAGGTGTAGCAGGAGCGAGCGCATTGCACGGTTCTCTCGTTCTAGTTGCTCAATTCTGGAAAGGTGTTTTGCCTCTCGCTCCCCGCTCATACCAAGAAGGCGGGCTTGCTCTAGTGCTTCTTTTCTTAGTGTGCTCATATTCATTTAGCCCTCTCGGGCTGGGTTGGCGCATAGCATTTGAGGGCTTGTGGGTTTAGGTAAAAGCTAACTGGCACACTAGGTTTCCCCCACCACTTGATTGCCTGTTCTTTTTCCTGAGGCGTATAAGCGCGGATGCAAACACCAAACTTGGAGCATTCATTCGCGTCACACCACGTTTTGTCTTTATAGCTAATCATTTGCCGTCCTCCCATTTGCCGTTGGCTCGTAGAAGAATTTCTGAGCGATCGGCGTAAGGCATAGAATGAACAAGGCCGAGCAAGAACAAGCGGCGGGCGAATGGTGCCCGAGGCTCGGATGTGATGGTGTCGGCTTTGCGAAATTTCTCAAAGGCGTCGAACTGCGCGGGCGTGACATTGAATGCGATTTTTTTCATGGCGATTTGTTGTGCTTCTGGACTCATGATGCCACCTCCCATTCCAATGCTTCCTTTAGATCATTGACGAAGAGCGGGTGTATGCTTCCGCTTTCCATATCTTTCTTGCCCCAGATACCCCGCTGCCATTGACTAAACCAATAGTAAGGTTTTCCATCCTTTGGGTAGATGAAGCGGATTCCCTCTAGGGAAATGTTTTGTGGTAGGTCTTTAATTTTCATGTGTTTGTTATTGATTTAGTGTTAATTCTGCATCCTCAACTGCTGCCCAAAAAGCTTCGTCTATTATCCCTATTGTATGACCAGCTCGCTTTGCTTGGATAAGCAGAGAGCTGAGTGATTCTCTGGCACTGTTGTCCCTTGCTGCCACTAGCACCCCCATTTTCTGTCCATTTGGCCAGTCATCTGTTCCCCTCCAATCAATATTCCACGACCTGTCATGAGGAAATGCCCAAGCCCAAGGTCTATTAAGCGGGCCATCTTCTTCTACTCCAGTTCCAAGGTAAATCCATCTATCCCATCCTTCCGCTGGAGGTGGAAGCGCAGGAAAATGCGCTGGTATTTTTTGAGTGTCATTAACGTATGCGTCGTATATCATTTTGTTTAGTTTATTTGTTGTTTATCTAACGGGAAAATGGAGGCCCGTTGGTTTATTGCGGTGGAACCATACCGCTAGACTTCTATCGTTGGTCACGGCTCGGGCAGTTGTTACGTCGCCGAGCAGAACGAGTAGGTTAAACCCATGCTACTAGCTGGCGCACCTCGTCAGGCTTACCCAGTCTTTTTGCCATGCACAGGCATAGCGGGCAAATTGGAGAGAGCAAGCGGGACTTGACCCGCATTTCTCGGTGACCGAGAGGCTTAATTGTTAGACGATTGCCCTCAAAATAGTTCGGCCCGCCTCAGGTCGCTACTCCCCGAAGATTTCCAGAAAGCCCCTCAGTGACGGGTCGAAAGTGAGAAAGAACTTAGAGCATCATCCATGCTCTGCTTAAAAAAGCAATAGTTATTTTTCTTTTTGTTAGTTATTTTCTACAACTCCTTATTTGATTGTTAGTTATGTAGTGTTTTATTAACTTGTTAATACCCAGTGCAATCTTAGCTTTTGAAAAGTTACGGGCTGTATGCCTACAACTCACCCATCCGAGCGAGTGTAGGCAAGTGCAATCTTTGAAAAGCCAGAGCTTGTAGGGGCCATACTGCGGGGCGACTCGGTTGTCCAGTTGAACATCGCTTATCCGCTTACTCACGGGCATTGCTGCCCGACAATTACGAGGGTTGGAGCTTAGGCGTTCGACGCTCCCTCATCCGATTAACTCCCTCGTTGCCTGCTAGGGCATAGAGCGGGGTTTGTTTCTCCGCAACAGGCGGCATGAGCTAAAAACAGAAAAGCCCACCAAGAGGGTAGCAGGTCTTGGCAGGCTCTAGGAGCGGGCAATGCAAGTTTCCTTGCAGTGCTACCCGCTCGGATGGCATAGAGAGTAGCACAACTTTTAATTTGTCAAGCGGGTTTTCAAAAAAAGTTTTAAGAGGCATGGTTTACTGGTAGGATTGACCGGAAGGTGGTAGTGGGTCGGTGAAACATAACGTCTAGCTTGCCGCTCGTTCCATTGCGGTTCTTTACTTGGATGAAGCTGCTCTCAATGCTCACCTTGGTGTAGTCGGTGAAGTCTTGGGCAATGCCATCTGCCGTAACCGGATTCCAGTGGGAGAAGATAATTCTGTCTGCATCCTGCTCAATGTTTCCAGACTCACGAAGGTCGGACGCCCTAGGCTCACGCTCCTCTTTCTCCACGCCTCTGCTCAACTGGGCTAGTAGGATTACCGGAATGCCTAGGTCAAGGGCTAGGTCTTTCAATGCCCTAGTAAATCGACCAATGGCAACATCCCTAGTCTCCCCCTTCTGCTGCTGAACATCGTATGCTTGAAGGTAGTCAACAACAATAGCTTTAAGCGGGGTCTTGGCGCGGAAAGAACGAACACGCGCAAGAACCTGTGCCATAGTTGAGTCCTTGTCGAAGATGTGAATCTTTGTATTCTTCTTAACCTGCCTGACGGCATCCGAGAAATCAATCAAGTCTAACCTATGCAGCTTACCACGGCGAGCATCACGCCAACTGTGACCGCATAAGCTCTGTGCAAACAACTGTGGCAGTTGTCCTACTGGCATTTCCCTAGAGAAGAATGCAACATCACCATATTTTTGACTCCAATAATCCGCTATCTGTCTGGCAGCAGATGACTTACCTCGACCGGGCCTTGCGGCAATGATGATAAGTTCTCCTCCCTCGGCTTGGTCAAGTCGCTCATCCATTCCAGCCCAAGGCCAAGCATATCCTTCCGCAACCTTTCCATTTGCAATGTCTTCAATCTTGGCAAGCGTGTCATCGCAGGCAGAAGCGAGAGTCTTTGGTTTATCCAGTGTGTTATAGAGCCGAAGCGCATCCTCAATCTCGGTTGCGAACGTAGCTAAGTCCCCCTCGTAACTATAAGCCCTGTCAACAATACGCCCGCCCTTCTCAATCAAAGAGCGTAGCATAGCCATCTCCTTAACCTTCGTTATGTCGTAACTAAGATTGGCAGTGGTGGCAGCGGAAGAAGATAGTCGGGCCAGATAAGCATAGCCCCCAACTGAATCAAGCTTATCAATCTTCTTTAGTTCCTCAGAAAGAACCGCTAAATCAACAGGCTTGTTAGACGAGAACATATCCAGCAGAACTGAATACACCTCGCCAGATGCAGGCGTGTAGAAGTGGCTAGGAATAACCTTCTGCTCTAGGCAAACGGCTAGGCTTTGTCCTCCGTCAAGAAGGCAGGCTGATAGCAATCGCTCTTCTGCTTCGGTGCTATGTGGCTTAACCCTTACTGGTATTGGTATCATAGTTTAGTTTGTTTCTTAGTTGGAACAGGCGATTAGTTGCTAGGAAGCACTGCCAAGCGTGGTCAAGTTCATCTGCCTCATACCACACTGGGTCAATGCGACCAATCTCGGTGCTGCTTATGAATAAGTTTAACGCCATAGCTTGTGGATGCAGGCGGCAATAGCTGAGACCAAATCTAGCTGCGTGATAAGCGGCCAGTTGCCAAGGGTAGGTTTCTGGAATCTCAATCTTCTCACCCTCCCTTGTTCGCTTGGTCTTTATGTCAATGATGAGCGGGTTTGGTAAGCCACCCTTTATGATGGCAATGCCACTTACATCCAATGTTCCAGCATAGTTGTAGTGCTCATTCACTACGGTCTTTTCAGTTTCTATGCCCTTTAATCCAAGACCCGCTATGAAGGCTAGGGCTGGGTCAACCATTGGCTTTAAATCCAAGGGAATGGCATCGAGGTTACCGTTTAATCCGTTCTCAATCGCCTTGTGAACTGAGGTTCCTAGGTTGGCAGCAGATTCCCGTGACTCAGATGCCTTCTCAATTACAACGGAACTCCATTCGTCAATAGATTCGTCAAAACATGGACGCAATTCATAAGCTTTCTCAAGCAACTGTCTTTGCTTCCAGTTATTGAGGGAGTGATTCGCCAACACGTTCTCCATGATCGTGCTGACAGAGGCAAGTAAACCATACTTCCTTGCGTCCTGTATATTTGTTGGGCGAGTTGGGTTCTTCGCTCCCTTTTTTGTGTTCTGCGTATGTGCTGGCTCGCCTGTCTTAGTGTAGAAGTGCATTATTATAAGTGTTTAAGGACATAGATAACTAAAAAAATCCATATTTGTAGTATGATATTGAATACGATAAACCAAAAAACGTGCTTCATCCTAAACATTTTCGTATAGCTTTTGAAGAAGACGCTCGGCATCCCTAGACTCATTGCCTAAGAACGGAATGGCTTCCTCTAAAGCATTCATTAGGTTGGTTATTCGATGATCAAATGCTGGAATCGACTCCTCAACATCTGGAAAATCAACATCAGAAACAGGCCATGAACTAGCCTGAGAACTGTTGTTTGAATGCCAGCACCCATCTATCCACGAGCCAAGCTTTTCGTTTAGAATTAAGTCGGGATAGTTCGGCCTAAGCAATACCATCTTTCCGCTTCCAATAAGAGCTTCAATTCTAGGTATTTCTTGGTCGGATAGCTTATCAAGCTGATGGCTTTGCATGAAGTGCTCTGAGTCTGTCATATCATCTTTACCCCACCCAAAGAGCATACCATTGTGAGCACAGGTTGCATCTCCAATGACAAACGGATGACAGTTATTATCGCAAACGCTACCTTTTGTTGCCCATCTAAAATGAATAAGAGCAGACGCTTCTAGTGGTATAGCAGCACACGCATCTTGACATTGCTCAACTGTAAGCAATCCCTTTAAGATGAACAGTTCGTTGTTTAACTTATAGGATAGACCAAAGCCATCTCCGTTAGAATCATACGCATTCTTTACCCATTCTGGTTTAATGGTTACGTTCGCTGGTTTGTATAGTAGGAAGCACATTATAGTTTATTGATGTTTATTTTAATGTCATCCTTTAAGAAGGAGACAAGGTTTGGATAGACTTTCTGGTTGTCTAGGACAAAGCAAACATAATCTTTAGCGTTTATGTTTTTGTAGTTAATCACTGACTTGCAGTATCTTATGATGGAAATAACACACTCGCAGTTCTTGAGGATGCGTTTATTTCGCACGTTGCTCCTGAATAATCGGAACTCAATGCGGTCATCTGACCTAACCGCAATGGCTTCATATTTCTCCCTGTCTTTAATCTTATTTAGAACACCCTTGATTGTCTTGGTGTAGTAAGATGCCCATCTGGTGCTGTTTCTTTGCGCAATTTTCTCAAACAATTGCTGATTGTTATCAATAAGAAGTATCATTTTAGCAAGAGTTGCTGTGCTTATATCCCATCCTCTCTTAGATATAGAAACGTGCATTCCATACTCATGCGAACTATTACAAGCATTGTGCCCCTTGCACTCATAGTCACTCAAGACAGAACATATACTATCAACCTTACTTTCTATGTTTTTAACAGCAGTTGAGCCAAATATAATCTCAGCACCTTTGTCTGGATGTAAAGAACCATCTTGCTCGGCGTCATCTGCTCCAGCCTCTTTAATTCTGTCACGAAAGAAGCCGTCTCCGCATCCAACAAAAACCTCAAGCTCAATAGACAAAGCTTCTCCGCTTTTAATCGGAGAACTATGTCCACAAGCGTATGGCTTTAATCCAAGGGGGTGCGACTCATCTTCTGGTTCTTCTTCCCAGTGATATTCATTATCACTTACCCAAATATATAACGAGTCTTCGTGATACTCGTAACATATGGTTGCTCCATCGACTGAAACACTTCGATAAACACTGCTATCAAAATATTTGCCTGTACTCTCGCAATAGAAATAATGCTCGTCTTCATCTGGATGACAAAACTTAAAGCGAGTAACCCTCCTATATGTTCCATCAGTAACAGACCTTCCGCAAATAACCATTACTCTTTCATCGAATAGCATTGGCCTGTCTGTATAGTCACAGAAACAGACCATTTCACTCATGGATTCGACTGTTCTTGGGAGTAAGTTAAACTCCTCAATACACTGTGGGTTTTCTTCTTCTAAGAACTTTATGCAAAGTTCGTAGTATTCTTCTGGGTTTTTTGTTATCATATTTTTATTTATTCAAGACCAAGTTGAGTTTCCTTTCCACGCCAATTGGTTGTCTTCCAGTTATGGTCATACTTGAAGTCATGTCCAAAGGCTTTGTTTGCATCTTGTTCTAGTCGCTTATCTGGTTTTGCAGGGACAAAGTCCTCACAGCTAGTTAGCTCGCCATTAACAAATGTTGCAAGTGTATTAGTGCAGAACTCACTTACATAATTTGAACCAACAACCTTCAACAGTGTGTCAGTGGTAGCAAACACCCAAGCATCATCCTTCTTACCAACTAACAGCTTTGCTTGGTCATCTCTGACAACATTAAGGATAGTCTTGCCTTTCATGCGCTCAATAATGCCAAGCGCATAGTATCCAGTAATATCCCTGCTGATAGATGTTATGCCTCCGTGCCTCCATGCCTGAAGTATTAACTCGCTATCGCAAGTTGAATCTACATTATGGAAACGCTTGCTACGCACTACACCATTGTGAATTAAGGCGCAATTGGTATCAAGCATTGGATGAGTATTGCCAACATTAACGCCGCACGTTGCCGTGCGTCCGTGAATCAGCAACGCTCCACCGTCTGAGGGTAAGCCGTTGCCTTCACTGAATGCAGCACAGAACGCAGGAAGTTCTGGCAGTAGCGTTGGATGGCTACTTTTAACGTAGCCAATCTTTCCGTTTGGCGATACCCAAGCCGCGCCAAACCCATCTTTCTCGGTCGCAGCCATTGCGCGCCAGACCGACGTGATAATGCTGCCAAGGTTATTGGCATCATGTTTAGTCATTATTGTGAGTTTACACATATGTTTGTTTATTTTTGTTTATCTTCCAACCGAGGAAGACAAAAAAGCCCCCAAGCAATGCTCAGGGGCTTGATGTCTCACTCAGTTTCTGTAGTTGTGTGTGGGCTATTGTATTGCCTTGGATTTAATGCCTGATGGCGTTTAATCCAATAAGACCGCTCATACTCAGCCATTGGCAGTTGGGACAGGGCAGCAATACCAGTTGCCCCGCACTTAACCTTGACGTTATACGAGAACAGCAACTCCAATAACCTAATCCAAGCAATAATCTTGGTATAGTCTATTGTGCCGCTATGAATACGAACCTCCAGCGTCTGATACTTACCAAAAGCAGTAAAGTTTACCGCCCGATATCTATCAGAGGTTGAGACGCCAAACTTACAGTAGGAGTTGTCCCGCCGCGATTCTGGCAGAAACTCACGCAAGGCATACAGCCATGAGTCCATGCGCTTTGCAATCTTTTTAACATCGTCAGCAGATTTATCTCGGCAATCTAAGTGGATATGAAGTCCGCATGATTGGTTCACAAAGTGGTTTTTAATAAGACCACAAAACTTGTGAAGCCTAACCTCTAACTCCGACCTTTTCAGCAGGAGGTTATATTCTATGGCATCACCCTTGCCATGCGTCCTGATAGACCCATCTGTTTTCTGCCTCGCCCAGATAGGTAACACTGGGTTGGAGTAAGGGTTTATGCACTCAATCTCCACGCCGACGGCGCGGTCATACTTGAATTGAGTGGGATTCAGCTTCCACATGCTGACCCTGTTAAGAAACGGAATCATAGTCCCATCTCTGAATTGCCTGAGGCTATTACGCCTCTGAATCTTGCGCTTATGCTCAAGGCAAACATAATCCCTTGCATAATACACAAGGGACGAGCGGTAGTCGTATGGCACTTTTCTAAACTGAGCTTTTGCCCAGTGTTTTTCCGTCCACGCGTCTATAAACGAGCGGGTCGGAACGGGTATGGAAAGACCACCTCCCATATCCGTAAAGCACACAGACTGCGCCTCACCTATTCTGTATGATGTCATATTTTTATTTTTGTGAAACAAACTGGTCTCGTCAGTTGCGGAGAATACCGCAAGACAGGCGCAAACGCCTGTTTCGACCTGTATTTATAGAATTGGTTTTCTGCCAGTTCTAACCCAGTAATAGACAGTCGATACCGGACGCTTAAACTTGCGCCCAATATCAACCAGCGATTTACCTAAAGAAAAAGCCGCACACATTTGCGCGGCTTCTTCTGGCGTTACTCTATACCCATATCCACATTTTATTTTCATGGATTGTTTTTATTAATCCAGTTTGAGAACAATGCCCCTAAAGCTAGGAGAACAACTGGAGTAAGAAACAGCATAAGTATTACAATTTTCATATTTTACAATTTAGACATTATTTAGACCTTAGACCTTGGCAAGCTTTGCTTGAAGTTTAGCGATTTGTGCTTCAAGTTTAGACTTTTCGCTGGCATGAGCCTTGAGCTTGAGCGTAACCACTTCGCTACCATTTTTGAGTGTGCGGACGGTTTCTCCAACTAGGACAAGACCTCGCGCCTCAATCAAGGTTCCAATTTGGCTAGGCGACAATGACATGAGACGCTCCTTCTTTTCGGCACGGAGTTGCTTTACAAGTTCGCGGTTTTCTGGCACCGACATAAACTCTTTGGAAAACGAGTTTGTGGAATTAACAATGGCGGCAACGCTGGCATGATTAACGATTTGCATGATATGTTTGTGTTTTTGTGTGTGTTTTTGTGATTTTTGGCCGTGCATATGCACGTTGAACCCTTGCGCCGCGATAAGGCAAATCACTTGCAAGGGAAAAAAGCAGGCGCAAACTTACGATTTTAACGTGTTTTCTCACAATTCGCACCGCTTTGGACAAGGGAAACCATCAGAGTTTCCACGGTTTTTCGCACCGTATCCGCGCCCCTGCTTATGGTTTGGGGAGAGCCTAATGACGGGTTACGAACCCGCTACATACGCAAGCTTGCCAAGCTCACGCGCCTCCCGAGGAGGCAATGTAAGAGCTAGTCACCGTCGGAGGGCCTGCGTCTCGACGCCTTCGCCCGTGTTAGTGACCAACCGCGCACCTTTCGGAGCGCCTAGGGATTCGTCCCTAGCACCAAACTTTCAAAGAACAAACTGACAGGACCCGTAGAATCGGGCAAACTAAGCACGGTGACGAGATTTATTTTTAATCAAATACACAAGTAACGCAAAACCAATGATTTGGCCAATATTGTTTTATGCGTATTATAAAAACGGATACGGAAAAAAGCGTATCAGTAACACGGATACAAGCGTATCAGTAAACCCAATACGTAAGGGGAAAATGAATACGGGTATTTGCCGCACGGATACCCTAGACAACCCATTCGCCCCATCCCGCACGCTCGCGCCCGCGCCCATGCGCTTAATGCGCGCACGCGCCCGTAGGGTAACGCGCCCGCGCACACGTAGCGCGAACCGGCTCCATAGGGGGGGGAGGGGGTCACGCGACTAGCGACGGCTAATTTATTATATTGATTCATTCCCCAATAAAAAAATTATTCCTATGTCTCCTTTTATTTGCCTATTGACTTATTTTTTAGTTTGTCTCAGTGAAGGTATATGGAGGATGATGGATTAAAAGAACTACGTAAGAAGGTTGTGAAGAGTGTGGCATCTGTTGCCCGTGTCTCAGCACAGACTATTGAAGCTAAAGATCCTCAGTTGGCTATTAAGATTTTGGAGACTCTTTCCCTTACTGGTAGCATTAAGAAGACAGAGAAGGAATGCGGAGTATCTAGGGAAGCTCTTAAGCGTATGTGTAGGGTGCATAAGGAGATTATTGGTGATTGGCGGGAATATGCGGCGGGTGAGGCGTTCTTGTTAAAAGAGCGGGTGCAGGCTTTATTGCACAAGAAGATGGATTTGATGGAGGAAGATGAGGAGCAGGTGAAGAAGACCAACCTTCGTGACTTTGCTCATGCTGCCTCTATGTTAGGGGAAAGTTACTTTGTTGCTATGGGCGAGGGGCCGAAGGCTGCTGTTACGGTTAATCTAGGCCCGACGGTGGAGGATGTTGCTAAACACTTGCAGGAGATTAAGGAGAAGATACAAAGACAAATGGCTGAGAAGAAAGCACAAGCTATCAACGTATGAATAAGAATGAGTTTGTTTATGGTATAGGGGACATTGTTCGTTTTACCTCCGACCCCGACATCAAGGCGATAGTGACGGGGATAGTGTTGCGTAAGGGCGGGTGCTCGTTCATTGTCTCGGATAAGGGGCAGGAAACAGAGGTGGATGTGGATGAGCTTATGAGTGAGGATGCCTGGGTGCCAGGCCTCGATGCCGATGAGGGCGAGGTAGAATCGTGAGTGAGGATATGACTATGTCTCATGCCGCCGCCATCTTGGTTGGTTTGGCAGAGGTGGAAGGTTTGCTTTCTGGCAAGATTTGTTTAAAAACCAGCACTGGCTTGCTGTGGACGGTGAAGATTGATGCTCAAGCGTTGTCGGATAGCGACTTAATGGATGGGAATAACTGATGCTTTCTTGGGCTAAACATGCGATACTGAAGCCACCTACGGAGGAGGAGCAAACTTTGATGGAACCGGAGGAGTTGCTAACGGTTTATCAGAACTATCACGATGCCATTAAGAAAGCGGAGAGTGACCCATATAGGTATGGTATTGTCCTGAGCAACTGGAAGCGGATGTTAGAATTGTTTAGTAAGTGCAACGAGTTGTTGGTTTTAGGTGGAAACAGAAGCGCAAAAACATCTGGAGGTGCTTGGCTTGTAGTGAGATGTGCAATGGAGAACCCAAATAGTCTCATTGTATGTTTCTCGCAGAATGCTGAGTTATCGGTGCTTGTGCAGCAATCTGCCATCTATAAGGCATTGCCCGCTGAGTTAAAGAGTAAGACGCTGGGGGCCAATGAGTATATTAGCTATACAACCCAGAACGGTTTTGCTGGTAATAGCTTCATTCTTCCTAATGGTAGCCGTGTCCTATTTAAGACGTATAGCCAGTTTACTCAGAACCAGACAGTGTTAGAAGGATTGGAACTTGGTTGCTATGATCCAAAGACTATCAACTTGGGTGCGTGGTGTGATGAATATCTTGGCGGGCCTGAGCTTATCAATACCCTCTCGTTCCGTTTGGCTACCCGTGATTCTAAGCTATTGCTTACGTTCACCCCTATTGACGGATATACTGAAACTATAAGGCAATATCTGGATAATGCCATTACTGAAGAAACTAAAGTTGCGGAGGCTTTACGAGGAATTGATGTTCCATATATACAGCGAAGCACAAAGAAGAATGCTTACGTGTTATATATGCACACCAAGGACAACCCATTCTCTGGGTATGAGCGAGTCTTGGAGGAAGCTAAAGCTAAAAATGATGACGACTGGATTAAAACTCGTCTATATGGAATCCCAACAAAGAGCGCAACTACCCTTTTTCCTCGATTTAATACGGCTATTAATGTAATAGCGCATGAGAAGATTCCTACTAAGGGTGTCACTCGTTACATGGTGATAGACCCTGCTGGTAGGAAGAATTGGTTTATGTGCTGGATTGCGGTGGATGCTACCGAAACTTGGTATGTCTATAGGGAGTGGCCCGACATTAACGTAGGTGAATGGGGAACATGGCGAGGAAGCAAGTGGGGAGCGGGTGAGGGAGCTAAGTCGTTAGGCTATGGCATCCGCGACTATGTTGACTTAATCAATCGCATGGAGGTGGGCGAGAATGTCTATGAGCGACTAATTGACCCTCGTCTTGGTCAGGCTAAGTATAGCCATGAGTGGGGACAGAGTTCTATCATAGAAGACTTGGCAGATGCGGGGATTATATGCGTTCCCGCGCCAGGCCTCGACGAGGCAGATGGCCTTACAGCTTTGCAGACCAAGATGGCTTACAATCAGAATGCTCCCATAGATGCCATTAATCGTCCGCATTTTTATGTATCTGACCGTTGCCAGAACATCATCTGGGCTTTGCAGGAATACACTGGGGCGGGTGGGCCTGACGAACAAGCTAAAGATCCTATTGACGTTATCAGGTATGCAGCAGTAGCATCCATTTATTACTGCGACGAAAATCTTATGAAGGCTAAAACAATTAAGCAAGGTGGTTACTAATGAAGATTAAAATTGATCAAATGGCGCAGCAACTTGGGACAACTGTTAATGAGTTGCTTTTACTAAAGGAAAAGCTAACTGAAGAACAATGGAGTGGGCGAGGTAAGAATACATGGTTCACGGAAGATGCCGTGGAAGTGCTTCGCATGGCTTTAGACATCCCAGAGATTGTGCCTAATAAGGCGCGAGGACGTGTTCTATTTGGTGCCAAGAACCCAAACTACGTCTATGTAAAGCTGGACGGCAAGGATGGTAAGGTGCCTGTTTGCATCCCTCGTCGTATGCAAAACAGACTAGATGGCAAGAATATCAATGTGGAGATTATTACTGATGAAACTGGAACCAGCTACCGATACGTTCATTGATATTACTACTGACAAGGAGTGGGTTAACTCCCAGATTGACCGTCTGCTTGCTTGGGAACTACTCAAGCGAGAACTCACTTGCGACGTTTCTCCCGTGGAAACAACAGAGCTATGTGATAGCATTGGCGTTAGTAGAGGCTATGTTCACACTGTTCTCCAGTCTGTTAAGCCAAAGTTTGAATCCTTAATCCCTCCATTTGATGCAATCTAAAGACGTTCAAGAAGCCCTGACATATTTCGACAAGGAACCTGATGTTCAGGCTCTTGCCAGCGCATACGCTACGACCACAACGGAACTGTCTGCCTATTTCGATTTGTGCCGTAATAGTTATGACGAACGTCGCAACTACTGGCCTGGCAAGTCCCGTGACCTCCGTAAGCATGGTGCTGATGCGTTTCCTTGGGAGGGAGCAGCAGATAGCGAGGCTCACGTCATTGATGAGCGCATTAACCGTCTCACATCCCTGTGCATGACGGCTCTTGCTAAGTCAAACATCCGTGCATTCCCAGTTGAGAGCCATGACATTGCCCGCGCCAAGGTGGTTAGTGGCTTTATGAAATGGATGGTCAACTCCGGTTACATCACACGTTTCAAACAAGAGATGGAGTTTGGGGCCAATATGCTTTTTGAGCGCGGCATTTTCATTTCCTATGTGGGCTGGCAGCGCGAGGACAGGCGTTTCTTGCAGAACGTAAGCCTAGAGTCTATTGCTCAGATGGCTCCCGACGTGGCTCAAGCTATCATTGATGGCAATCAGGACAAAAATCTGATTGGTATGGTGATGAAAGCGTTTGATGGTGTCACTGAGAAGCGAGCGAAAAAGGCTATTTCCGACCTCCGTAAGACTGGATTTGCTGATGTGCCCATCATTCGTCGCCAAGTGGATGCTCCGTTGGTTAAAACCCTAACTCCCGATAGCGACTTCTATTTCCCCTCGTGGACTACTGATCCTCAACAGGCTCCATATTGCTTCTGGCGCACCTATATGACCGCTCAGGAGTTGGAGAACAAGGTGCTAACTGATGGCTGGGATGCTGGCTGGGTGGAGAAAGTGATTAAAGACTTCCGTGGCGTTAATGTTCACTCAATTGAGCGTGAGCATGAGGGTCGCCGTAGCCTTAGCCTTACCGATAATGTTTATAAGGCTAACGATTTGATTGAGGTAGTTACTGCTTACCAGCGTCTAATCGACAAGGAGGACGGAGCGGAGGGCATCTATCGCACCGTATTCCATCGTTCCTTCACTGGTGACAGCGAGATCCGTGGATATGCTTTGTTTGAGCTTATGAATGGCTACGAGGATTATCCCGTAGTTGTGACCCGTCTAGCAGAGGATGCGAAGCGTCTTTACGATACTCATACCATTCCCGATAAACTGCGTGGCATTCAACAGCAGGTGAAGGTGGAGCGGGATAGTCGTATCGACCGCAATAGCATGGCTACGCTGCCTCCCATCATGCATCCAGTGGGCAATGCTCCCTCGGACTGGGGGCCAGGGCGTTACATTCCGTATCGTCGTAATGGCGAGTTTCAGTTTGGCCCGCAACCCGCCTACAATGCTGGTTCCGTAGAGATGGAAAATACCATGCAGCAGCAGGCAGATCGTCTGGTTGGCTTGGACACTACCAATCCCATCTCCCAGCAAGTGCTCCAGTTTACCGTTAACAAGTATCTGACGCACGTAGCCGAGGTGCTACGCATGGCATTCCGTTGCTTTCAACGCTTTGGCCCCGACAAGGTGCTTTATCAGGTGACTGGTGTTACCGATCCGCAACAGCTTGATCGTGGCAACCCCGATGAAAACTTCGACCTCAACATCACGTTCGACGTTTTGAGCACAGACCCAGAGAATCAGGACAACAAGATTACCCAGTTTGCCAGCCTGCTCCAGTTTGATAAGAATGGACGCATCAACATTGATTCATTCCTCGACGTTGTTGCCTCTTCCATTGACCCCATCATGGCGGCTTCCATCCTCCAGCCCGCTGAACAGGCGCAGCAACAGATGGTCAAACACGTCTCGGATGACTTGACCAAGATTTCTTCTGCAATTGAAGTGCCCGCTC